TGATTGAACTCTGACCACAAAAGCGGCAGTTTCCCGTCTTGCTTTCTCCTTTTGCCATGTTTCTTGTCTCCTTTCTCAAAATAAAAGATTTAATGCTGCAACCACTCCGTATGCAGCGAATATTGATACAACCGCAATCACAGTCGGGATCAGCTTTTCTGCTTTTGCTTTCCGTAGCCGCCGGATCCACGCACGTTCCTTGACCGGGTTTGTGGCTTTGTCGTCTATGTACTCATGTGCAAAGATCTTTCGGCTGTCATTGCCCCACTTTTCCACATTCTCTGGCACGTTCTCGTTGATATAGTCAAATTCAAGCCCATGTTCCTTGCACCATTCGACCGCGGCTGTCAGATCTTCCCCGCAGCGGCATGTCCACAGAATCAAAATGCAGCCTTGCTTTTTCAGTGCCTTGCAAATTGCAATTTCATTCCACTTCGGTTCAATGATCGTCGGAAACTGTGTGACTGCTAGCGTGCCGTCGAAGTCTACTGCAATGATCTTGCGGTATTCTGCGGCGCTCATAAGACAGCCCCTTTGAAAATGCGGTGAAATACAGACTTTCTCTTTGCGTCCAGTTCTGCCAGTCTGTCGCTTCCTGCTTTGTTCAGCATGTCCACCAGTTGTGCCAGTTCGTCTTTTGTGATCAGCCCGGCGCGCAGGATCCCGTTTGCGAAGCCTGCTGCCAGTCCGGTTTTTGCGAATACGCTTTCCCGGTCTTCTGCGTGTCTCGCTTCCTGTGCCAGCTTTGCGAACTGCTGCATTGCTTCTTCCTGCTCTTTGATCCGTCCGCGTGCCGCATGAATGAAGATAGAATCCTTCTTCACGGACATTGCGCTGATAAAGCGCATAAATTCTTCTGTCTGGCGTCTGCTCATTTCATCCAGTGCAATTCCTATCGTCGATCTTTTTAACATGTTTTTTCGCTCCCTTCTGTTTTCTGTTCGTCTGTGTCTTCTGCGAATCCCAGCTGTACGACTGATACTTCGTGCGTTGTGGCAAGGTATGGCGGCTTCCCGTCCGGCATTTTCTTTTTGTACTCTCTGGACTGCATGCGCCCGGTAATTTCCACATACGCCCCGACTTTCAACTTTGCCGCAGCTTCCGCAACGTTTCGCCAGCATACGCAAGGAATATAATCTGCGCCGTGGTGGCTGTTTACCGCCACAATAAAGCTTGTGACTGCTATTTTCCCGAAGCGTGCCGTTGCTATCCGTGGGTCCTTGCAGATATGCCCGCACAGCTTGACTTCGTTCTGTGGATCAGCTGGTGGATCGTTTACTGCGATCACCTTTGCATAGATGCAGATTTTCACGCGTGGTTCGTGTGGCTCTGGGTTGTCCATGTTCTGTGTTCTTACTTCGCCGCCGATCAGCACTTCTTTTCCTTTTTTGATATTCAAAAGTGCTTTCTTTGTTCCTGCTGCCTGCCCTGGAAACTGAACGAAAAATTTGTCTTTCGTTCCGCTTGGGCGTCTATACTCCAGCACTGCTTCATATACTTTCTGCGCCCATGTCGGCGCGTCCATAACTACGCGCGGCTTCGTCGTGATGATCCCGACAATTCCTGCTGCATTGTTTTTGCTCATTTCTTTGTTTCCCCCTTCTTCAAATATCGCCATTCTTTGAAAGAATGTCGTAGATCTCCGCTTTCAGCCTTATGATCTCCAGCTTTGATTCTTCCAGCTGCGCCGCGGCGGTTCTGACCTGTTCTTGCAGACTTTCTTCTTTCTCCCGCCAGATCACAGCTTCTTTGTTGTATTCTTCTTCCTGCTCCAGCGTTGCGTCTCTCTGCTCTGAC